GCACTCCTAATTTTTTAGCTATTGCTACCTGTGAAGAAGTGAGTCTCACAGTTTTGCGACCAGGCTTTACGCTTCTTGTAGCTGAAGCCACTGTCTGAACAGGGGCGGTCGATTGCTTAGCCTCATTTTTACCAAATTTATGCGGGAAGTCAACTCTGATTCTTTTATCAACTTCAGCATAATACTCGTCAGAACTTGGATCAAAACCCTCTTTTTCAGTTAAGTCTTTGTGAATTTCAAAAGCAGTGTATGTCATTGCTCTATCAGTTCCAAACCAAGGATTTTTAGAAGCCCATGCTTCGGCTCTAGGATCCGGATTTATTGGATCATCTCTGGATGGAAGGTTTGCTTCTCCACCTTGACTTAAATTCAAAGGTTGTTCTGGTTGTTTTTGTTGTATATCTTCTCTACCTTCTTTAGCCGCTTCTAGTTTTGCACTTTCAAAAGCAAACGATGCAATTCTTTTATTGGCTGCAACTTGACCCGCAGCATCACCAGATTCAATAGCAGATGCTAATTCTTTTTGCGCTGCTTCCAAACCTTCTTTGATACCTGTTTCAAGTTTTTTAGAATAACTAGCATCAGATTTTTGAAATCTTTTTTCTAGTTCATCTTTTTGAGATTGTACACCTCTGGCAAAATCAAGGGCAGCTTGCTCTCTTCTTTCTGCTTCTCTCATCTTACGAGTTAGTTTCGCAATACGAGCTTGAACACCTTTGCTGTACTCTTCTAATTTGCTATCATCTTGTTTCGTTGTTTCTTGTTCTACTGTTTCTTGTTTCGGCGCTTCGGTTTCTACAACCGTTTCGTCTTTTACTTCTTCGATATCTATCTCTGCATCAGGTCCTGATGTATCGATGGGTACCATTTTTTTGTCTTCTTCTGGCATAGTTATCCTCCTATGTTAAAACTCATGCAAGATGTCCTCTGGACTATCAATTGTTGCTAACACTTCATCGTCGTTTAGCAGACGAATTTCCCCACCATCTATTTTGATTCGGCTACCTGCGTATCTTGCAAACATAACCCAATCATTTACCTTGCACCAAGGACCCTCTGGATATCTCTCTTTATCCCTATAACAATCTGGACCCATGGCTAAAACTAGACCACACTGAGATGCAACTTGTTGTTTTTCTAAAGTTGCTTCTGCAAGATGTAATCCACCTTTAGTTTTCTCTTTCATTTTGAAAGGTAAAACTAATAGTCTCCAACCTGTCGGTTTTGGAATTTTTGCTTCTTCTTTTTTTGATTTTTTTAAACCAATTAAATCATTGTTTGGTTTTAATATCGATGACTGTTCCTTCATTTTTTCGCTCCTTATCTTCTAGCAGGTTAGAGAGTTCCTGTAGTGTTGCCTCTAGGGCAGCTATTTGTCCTATTATATATCTATATTTTTCCATACTGTCAATACTGCCGGACGTTACAGAAATTGACAATGCTTCTGATCTAGCTTTTATAAACTTTATCAGTTTTGTTATGACTTGCTCTAATTGCATTCTTTCCTCTTTTAAAAATTGCAGCGACTTGTGATTTACCCATAACCTTGGCACGCTGTTCTCCAACAGTTAATATTTGAATTTTTCTAGCAAACGACTTATTAACTTTTTTAACTTTCGCAACCGTCTTTTGCGCATCCGCTGGCGTAGCAAATTTTATTTTAACAGTGTCTCGGGGGTTTTCATCAGTGTAAAGACGACGCCCATGTTTTTTTCCTGGATGTTTTCCTGTGCCTTTTTTTGGTTCAGACATTTAACATTTCCATCTTCTACGAGCCTGTCTTAGTCTTGAGTTAGGATCTCTCGCAGCTTTAGGAAACTTTTTCATTTGTCCTGCACTTCTCGCGCAGAATGATTTACGTCTCTTAGCAGCTTTAGATCCTGGTTTGACTTTGCCAGTGACCGCTGTTTTTAATTTAGATCCAGGGTTTTCACGTCTGTATCTTGCAACTCCAGCCTTGGTCATA